ACCATCAATATCTAATTTTAATTCTCCCTGTATAGAACCATCATAATTTACGTTACCAACTGTCCAATCACCACCAACACTTGTAGTTCCAATCCCAACAGTGCCTATTCCAGTGACTACAAAACTATCATTACCATCATTAATTTGGAACTTATCAACAGGTTGAGTAGTTCCAATACCAACAGCACATGGATCTTCTGTTACGATAAGACAATCACTACCTACTTGAAATTTTCCAGCAGGTTGAGTAGTGCCAATACCAACCGAACCTAAATCAGTAATATTAAATGATGTGTCACCTACACCGATTTGGAAACTATTGACAGGTTGAGTAGTTCCAATACCAACACGACCACCAATAAGTCCATCCTCTACACTTGTAGAAGAGATTGCAACAAAGACAGTTCCTATTGCACCAACATTTAATTGTTGATATACTGTAAGATAGTCCATGTTTACTGGACCATAGAATGTAGATATACCACCTACAGAAAAATTATTTTCAACCTTTAAATCGAAAAATTCTACCTCTTCACCAAAATCTATATCTTTGGCAAATATATCTGCGTATAATGTACCGTAAACATATACATCATTTGTAAACTCAGATATCTGACTAAACTGGTTTACATCTTCTCTCTCATAATTTGGATTAGGTACTTGACCCTTTAAAAAACCTGGCATTAGGTAAACCCTCCAAAGTTACTCAGTGCATTTGATAATCCACTTGTATCAATTGAACTTAATTGATTTTGTAATTGACCACCTAATTCAGTTGCCTGTGATGCCAATGCTCCTGTGTCAATATTACCAGATAATGTCTTTAATTGTTTACTTGCATCCTTAGCCGCATCCTTTAATTGATCCTGAATATTTTCAAGTGCTCCTCCTGTAAAGGCATCACTTACAGCAGGACCTCCAACCTTTGTACCACGAAAAACAAGACCACCAAACGTAACATCTCTTGGTGCAAGATTACCTGTTAGTGCATTCGTTGCTAAATTTGGAGTGTCAAAAAATATACTACTTTTACCACTTATCGTAACATTTTTTTTAGACATGATATTAATATTTTCATCAGCATCTATTAATATATTTGATCCTTTTATCAATATATCACCATTTCTCTCAGCAGTTATTGTAACATCACCATTCTTACCAACCAGATTAAGACAGGTTCCACCATCCTTTGTTACTCCACCTGTTATTGTGATGCAATCATCATTAAAAATATTCATCTGACCATCTTCGGTCATTCCCCATATACCAGTTTGATTATTCTGCTCCATCACTTGTTGCAGAACAGTCGCACCACCAAATCCTACTGTTGGATTTGAGGTTTGAAACACAAAATTGGGTTTTTTATCAAAGGCCCAAGGTGCCCAGTTTTGAAGATTTGTATTAACTGGCATTTGTTAGAATATCGTACTAATATTTATCAATAACCATAGCCACCACCTGATGGTGGTGAACTAGGTGGACTTGATGTTCCAGAGGGAGGAGATGATGGTGGAGTGGGAGGTGGACTTGATGGTTCTGATATATTAGATGTTGTAGCACCTTGTGATACATTTCTTGTAATGGTTGATGTGGATGAGGGTATGTTTACAATCGCTGATCTGCTTTCAGCAGGTGTATCATAAATGATTGCATGTGCTGTGGTAGTATGTGCTGCACCTACCATCTTTACACCCTTTAATGGATGAACATGGAATGCACCATAATAAGGTTCACCATTTACATAACCAATTAAATTATTACGAGGTGTAATACAATCAATGACTTGTTTTGTTTCACCTTGATAAGATGGTCTAGGAGTTATCTGTGGTTTTATGATAGCACCAAAACCTGTATTTGATTCAATGAATAATTTTGGTATATCTTGTACTGCTTTAACATTTGATATCTTGGGATTAGGTGGTATCACATTTAATATACGCCCTTCTTCATCAAGAAATTTTACATACTCATTACCAACATTATCAGTAATTTTATCTTCGGCAACATAACCCTCGCCTGGACTTATGACAGCAACATGATCGACAGTATACTCTTTATCTTTCGAGTTCTCTTCTATCACGGGGTAATTTTCACCAGGTGTCACAACATAGATATCAATGACTTGTTGAAAAGTTGGAGATTGAGGATCATAATCTATAACTGCTCTTGCACTTGCACCATACCCTTTTTCACAATTATCCGTAATTTCAACTAATGGAGGAACTGTATATCCCTGACCAGGATTTGTTAATTTAATTCCAATTAGACTCCCAGTTTGTTGTGCTAATGCATCTCCGACTAACGCTCCCACTATTGGTTCTGCAAGTGAACCTTCACCATCTGCACCAAATAATTTAATTTGCATACCTTTACAATCTGATGGTGGTGATGCCTTACACTCACCTGAATAATTAGAGTCACTCACATCTGAGTTCATAAAATCAAATTGTCCAAAACCACCTAATTGTCCTAAGATACCACCTGGTGCACCAGCAGCTTCTTGTAATGCTTGAGCAGCATTTGCAGCACTCATTATCGCTGCTCCTGTAACACCTGGCATATTCATAGGACCTTTTCCAAGACACCAAATACTACTTTTAACATTAGCAGTTCCAGGTGCAACACATTTGATTGCTTCCTGAATACCTAATAATCCCTCTGCTTTTCCTCTTAAGTCACCTATCATATCAAATCCACCCAATATCTTTCCAACACCTCCAAGTTCTGGAGCAAGTTCTTTACCAATGCCACTTATAACTTTATTAAAAATTGCACCAGTAAATTGCTCAGTCATGCAAGAAGTTGGATTTTGAACATTATCAAGGAATGATGTAAGCATCGATCTTATATCTGGTAACATAGTATTTCCAATCGCTTCCAATACACAAGGTGCCTTCTTTTGCAATGCACCCACTGGTCCTAACATCGCTGCTTGTGCAGCAGTTCCTGCTTTTTTTGCAATTGCAGTATTTTTTGTTGCTGCAACAACCTTTGCAAATACGTCACCGTATAAAACATCTAATCCCGAATTTAATTTTGGTGCAAGTGATGTTAATGCTGTTCTTGTTAAATCTCCTGTGAATGAATTTGATATACCTGATATTTTTTTACTTAGATTTGATATTAATTTATTTTTTTGAGCACCAGTCGCATCTTTAAATTCTTCAACTCCATTTTTTAAATTTGCTTGAATTTCTGCTTGTGCGTTTGTTCCAGCAAGAGACACACAAGAACCCATCGCAGTAGAAGTCGTACTATAATTTAATCCAGTGGATTCTTTTAAATCCTTAATTAATTTCTTATTAGCATTTATAATTGGAGTTTGATCTTTACTATCATCACCAGTCTCCTCTTTTTTAATTATTTTTTCTTCTGGTGTTGTTTCAGGAGTGTATCCAGTAAAAGGAACAAATGGTGAGGGTGGTTTTTTATTTACAACATATTTTGAATTACCAAAAACTCCTATTATAACAGGTTGTTGTGCGTCTTCACCATCTAAAAAGAATCCAATTACAACATCTCCCTGCGTAACAGCTATATTTTTTTTAGTTCCTCCTTTTCCTGAACCATGATTAGTTGGTAATAAAATTGTTGCCCAAGGTAAATCTTCGTCTGCAAGTTCAGTCGTGTTTTGAGGATGATATCCCATAATCCGAACCTTTACACGATTACCCCAAGCATCAGGTTTACGCAAAAAATTAAGTGACCATCCCGTTGCAGGTGGAATTTGTCCTATCCACCAACGAAATCCATCTTTGCCTATAAAATTACTTTTTAATAGAAGATTTTCAATCATTTATCTTTTTTCCCTGTCGTATCTCTAATCAATTTTAATTTTGTAAAAGAACCTTTACCATCATAAAAATGCACTAATTCATTTATCATATATAGACCACTTTGCTCATCATCAAATACTTTTACTTCTTCTGTGGATGTTTTTCCAAAATTAAGTTTAACAATATTACCAGCAGAAAGTGATGTATTTAATGGGATAGTTGCACTTAATACTTCTGTAAAAATAGTGTTATATCTCATCATTGCTTGTGAATGATATTCCATCGGGTCAGCATTTTTCTTTCTTGAATTTGAATCTTTTTTTTCAGTAATTCCAAAATCTAGCACACCTGTCATGTATCGACTTGGTACATTACCAAGATTTTTATTATTTTTATCCACTGGTGGCAATAATATCTCAAAATCTTTTCCTAAATTTTCCATCTTTTCTGAATAATCTGAGACTTTAAATATCCCTTGTTGTGGAGTTGTGAATGTTGAATGCACTGGATTAAAGTACATTCTATAAGTACAATACGCACCTTTTTGTAGATTTTCTATCATTTTTTGATTTCTAACTGTTGCATATTCTAAAATTTTATAATCTTTCCTTGGACTCATTGTATCAACAATGCCAGGTGAATAAGTATATTCTTCATCAAAAGGTTCTTCATTTATTAGACTATCAACAGATCTAAAATGATATCCTTCTTTTGTCTCATAGAAAAAATAACCAGCTGTTGAACTTTTACCACCGACCTTTGCTGGTACTGATTTTGATGCTAACCATGTAAGAAGGTAAAATGGTTTTCTCAAGTTTCCAATAAACCCATATGGATTTTGTGTATCATCTAAATCTATATTTTTTTCACTGACCAAATATTTTTTAACTATCTCTTTCACACTATCAGAAATTTTTTCCGAAGATGGAAACTTTTTACCAACCCGAACAGTTTCGTTAGTTATTCCCTCTCTTGATACAAGATTTAACACAAAAGATTCTCTACCAGAATCAATCAAAACATTAATAATTGATGCAACATATAATTCATTTCCAAGTTTTTCAGTAAATTCTAAATCAGGTCCTAATCCAGTTGAGGGTATTTTTATACTTACCTTCTCTCCACCACTTATAGGTAATCCATTATAGATAGAGGATAACTCTTTTTCTTTATCTACAACAGTTTGACCAGTATTTGTAATAACTACTTTTGCAGTTATCATAGGTGATAATATATTTTCAAAATAACTAAAAGATACAACACCATTTGTCAAATCTACAACCATCTGACCGTCATTTGATCTTATCTCAAATAATTCATATAAACTTTTATCTTGTGCTGCCATTTTTTTATTAGAATAATATTATACTTTGTATGTTAGACAGAGTTTCTTTACTATTACCTTTATTTAACACTATTCGCTGACCTGATTTTGAATTTGCACCACCAGACACCGAAGGGACAACATTATTCTGATTATTTGCAATAATAGTGATCTTTGGTTTTTTAAGTTTTTTAAAATCAAAATTTATATTTTTTTGCATAGGTGTTATAGCAGATGCATCATCTTTTTTGACAGTTTGTATCTGATTTTTTTTCTCCGCCTCTTCATCCAAATTTATTCCACTTGATGTTCCTGATACGGAGGGCAAAGATGTTGAGGAACTGGCACCACCATCTGAACCACCTTGGTCAGTTAAATCACTTAGCAAATTATCTAATTCACTTTCTACTTCATCTTCAACACTCCCTTCATCTCTTGGTGTTATTTCTTCATTGTCGGGAGTAGTAATCGTGCCCGCAATTATATCTTCTACGTCATTATTTGATACTATTGTTCCGTCTTGACTAGGTACAAGAACTTCAGCACTTCGACTATCAGTTCCTGCTGCATCACCAACAATAACTGGTTGTCCTGCCTCTACGGGTCCGCCAAGATTTCTCCTTTCTATTTGTTGATCAGATTCATCATCTTCTTGATTTACATCTGTATTCCCACTTAATGAAAAAGTTTCAGTTTGTGTAGATTCCGAATTAATAGTTGTATCTTGATTGGCTGAATTATTTTCTACTTCCGTTTTATCTAAATTTTTTAAATCTTTATCAGGAGCATTTTCACCTAAACCCAAATCTTCATATACTTGACCTGCTCTTCTTATATCTGGGTCAATTACAAACGAGGTTATTGATTCAGCAAAATCTTTATTTAATTTATTAATATTATTCTGAGTTTTTTCAAATGTATCTTTAATAACTTTATCATCTTCACGAAAATCAAATCTTTTAAACGCTGATAAAAAGTTATCAATACCTGTTCCTAAACCAGTGAAGAAATTCTTCATACCAGTTATAAATCCAGTGAACACACCAACAACACGTTTAATTAATCCAAAAAGTTTTTGAAAAGCTTTTATAATTTTAGGTAGATTAGTTAGTGCCCAACCAAGTATCAATATCCCTATAAAATCCATTATCCTACCTAAAAATCCTCTTGTACTTTTTTGCACTAAACTACCCTGTCTTTTTGTTACTCCTGTAATTGTTGATGCCTCTAATTCATCCTCTCTTTGTCTTCTTAGTGCATTTTCTCTTCTTCTTTTAAAAAACTCACCATCTTGACGTATTAATTTACTTTTTAATTGATTTGATTTCCTTGTCTCTTTTAATAAATCACTTGAATTTTTACCAATTGAAACTAATCCCTCTGATAAATTGGTAATCGATTTACGAATAGAATTGATTCCTATTGATGATTTTCTTAATGATTCTCTACGCAATCTTAAACTCATAATTAAATCCCGTAATTTACTGTGGCAGCGAGTACATAAGGATTACTAGAATCGGACGAAGTTATTGCTGGTATTGATCTTGATTTTTCTTCAGTTACACCTGCTCCTCCTCCACTAGATGTAGAAGTATTATTTTGACCCAATAAAAAATTTTGTCTACCATCTTCATCAAAATTGCTTATCATTTCGGCAACATTAAGATTTTCATTTTTTTGTGGTGTTATATTTTTAGCATCGCCATTTACACCTTCTACTTCATTTCCATCTTTTTTATTTTTATTAAATTTTATATCTTTCAATCCAAGAGCACTCATTATTTTCTTGGAAAGATTTTTGATCAGATCTTCACCAAGAAAACCTCCAACAATAGCACCTATGGCAGCTAGTGGTACAGAACCAACACCACCTAACAAAGTACCTAATGCACCAAAAAACATCGCACCTATTTTTGCACCAGCTAAATATCCTCCTACTGCTGATAATGCAGATACTAAACCACCATCTTTTGAAAATAACTCACTGAAGAAAGTTATAAGAGAACCTAGTGGTGCAAACACTTTTTTTACAACTTTACCTGCTGCTGATTTTCCTACCCCATCAAAAAGTTTCGTTGCCTTGCCAATGATTCCAGTTTTAGAAGAAGCTTTTAAAAAATTTTTTGTTTTACTAATAATACCACCACTTCTTCCTAATGATACTGGTTTGTTCAATTGACCAGCTGCCATAGTTGGATCAGAACCAGTGAAAAATTTTTGTGTATTCAGTTTAGAAGGGACTGGCTGAAATTTTTCCGTACCCTGAAAAAAGTTTCTTATTCCACCTAAAATACCAGGTTTTGTGGTTGCTGGTAATTGTTTTGCTGCTGACGGATTGAATCTTTTAAATATATTTTTAGCTGGCGATAAAATTCCTTTGGATTGTGTTCCACTTAATGGAGTAAATCCTCTGCTACCCAAACCTTGAATTGCCTGTTGAGTTGCTTTACTTTTAACTAAACCACCTACAATTTTTTCACCTTTTCTTAATATTAAACTACTGATTAAAATTTGTCCTACACCTTTTAGAAATGCAAGCAATCCTCCACCACCTAATGTCAATAGTGCTACTTTTTTAACTAATCCACCAAGTAATAATTTAACACCTGTGAGAGCTCCTTTTAATACACCACCAAAAGCTACCCTTGCTATATTTCCAGCAAAACCTGCCAGTAAACCGATGGTTTTCTTGATTCCTATTTGTATAGCAGTTAAAGATCCAATTAAAACTGTTAATCCAACTAAAAATCTAGATTTTAATTTATTAATTTTATCAACATTACCCTCTGCCATTGCTTGGAGAAAATCAATTCCAGTAATTGTTAACCAACCACCAGCAAGAGTAAACAGAAAACTTGTCAATCTACTCAAAACTCCTTGAGTTCTAACACCAATTTTTTGAAGAGGTTGTGCTAAACCCATTTGAATTTTTTGCTCTAATGCACTTTCTTTTCCTTCTCTTAATCCTTGCTCTGCTAATTGTCTTTCACGATTTTGCTTCGCTGCTTCCCTTTGCCTTTCAAGTTGATCACTTAAAGCAAGGTTTTCTTTGACCGATCTTATATTTGTATCTAAGTTTGAAACCTGTGATGATATGTTTTGTAATTGTCCCGATACAGAGCTTAATTTTAATGATTGCTCTTGTAATAAATTAGTTGTTATTGTATCAGGTTGTTGTCTTTGCGGTGCACCAAGAAAACTAGAAGAAATATTTCTCCTAACTGCTCTTATTCCTCCTGATAGTGGTGAACCGAACTCATCCATTACGCTCTTGTTGTGCTTTTAAATTTTCCTCTTCAATATATTGTTGGAGGAGTGAAACATAAATCTCTCTCTCCCACGGAATCATATTTTCTAGCTCCGTCAAGCTATATTTATGGTGTTGCATCAAGGCAAAATTTAATTTATAGTATGACACTAGATCCTCATGTGCCATACTTATCCGAAAAAACTCTGCAACCCCTCTATTGTTATTTCACTTTCAACATTAGTATTCGGATTTGTGACCTTAACCTTATGTGATAATCTTGGCATTGTATCAAAGAATTTTTCAATTTCTTTAAATTGAGAGGAATTAAGGGACTCTAAAAAATCAATTAATTCTTTTTTAGTACAATCCTCTTGTGTCCAAGAATCCTCTTCTGAATAAATTTGATCGATACATGTCGCAATAAGTTCAAATGTATCATCGACATTTATTTCACCAGCAGCAAAATTAGATTTTATAAACTCATTAAGAGATGGATATCTCATTTTTAATGTATAAATTTCATCTAATTTTATATCTGTTGAATGTTCCTTTGATTTTTGTACCTTAATTGAATCAATATTAATTGATGTTGCTACTTGTGTTTTTTCATCGTCAGGACAAGTAACCATCACTTCAATCTGCTCTCCAACAGATTTCCCACGTACATTCAAAAATAGATATTCAATATCAAAAGTTGATAATTTTTCAACTTTGATACCCTTTGTCAATATACAAGTTGACAATATACTTTTGACAGCAGTTGCAATTTGTTTTTGATCTTGGGATTCTAATGCGATAATTAAAATCTTCTCTTCTTTAACTAGAAATGGTCGATATTTAATTTTTCTATTAGAAGAAGGTAGCACCATCTCGTAAGTTGGTGTCGAAATTGTTGGTAAAGGCATAATATTCTAAGCACTTCAATGTGATTATTTATAGAGGTTTTTCAAGGTTATATTTTTCTTCCTTCGGATATTAAATTACCAATGACTGTTCGATTAGTTGAATTTGATCCATTACTACCACCAACTTGTAATTTAGTAGACGAATTTCTTGATATAGATCCATATGCGGATTGATTTAATAATGTTAAATTATTAGCGACACTACCTCCATCTTTTACTGGATTAGCTGTTCTACCAAATATTTCATTAAATGCTATTCCCAAATCTCGTGCTAGTGATGATGACTCACCACAAATATATCTGTCAAAACTAAATGAAGCTGATGCTTTTAGAACCTGTGAACCTTGATATGATACTCTTGTTGAGTTCAACGCAAGTGGAAATAGACCTATAAATCGATATTCTAAAAATCGATTATAATCCCTTTCAAATTTAACTATCCTTGTTTCGTTTGATTTATAACTTTGTGGGTAATTTAATTCAAAATGATAAGCATCGCTTGTTAAATTAGTATTATAACCAGTAATATATTCTATCCAGTGCTCTAAAAATTTCATTGATTTATATTCATTATCAACATAAAATTCTAATTGTATTTGAGTAAAATTACGAGTATGAGCAAATCTTTCAACTACACCCTGAAAATCTCCACGAGTATCAATTGATGCTAATGCACTTCCAGGTAAAACAGCATCACTGCATAAAAGTCCAGCATCTTCAACAACAAAACGATCATTTACACCCTTCCTTCTCAAAAAAGAACGCAATCCACTACCTGATTGATTGCTAGGTAAAGCAAACTTTACTAGGTATTGAGATGTCTGTGCTACATTTTGAAATCTAGGTAAAAACTCTGATATTGGTCTTGGTCTCGGTGCTGGCACTCTAAATAAAATTACATAACATGACTATTTAGATGTCTTATAAGGGAAAATACTACCCCTCTTATCCCAAAAAGTACAAAGGTGATCCAACTAATATAATTTACAGGTCACTCTGGGAGAGAAAGTTTATGGTCTATTGTGATAAAAATAATAATATATTAGAATGGGCAAGCGAAGAAATTGCAATACCATATCGTTCACCAGTTGATAATCGTGTGCACCGCTACTTCCCTGATTTTTATATGAAAGTTAAAGAACGTGGTGGTAAAATAAAAAGATATGTAATTGAAGTGAAACCAGCGAAACAAACAAAACCACCTGTGAAACCAAAGAGACAAACAAAAGGATATATTCGTGAGGCATATGAATATGCAAAAAACCAAGCAAAATGGAAAATGGCACAGGAATTTTGTGCTGACCGTCAGTGGGAATTCAAGGTAGTTACAGAAAAAGAGTTAGGCATATGAGTCGTATCGACCCCATCATGAAAAATCTAATCGGGAATGAAAATCCTGATGATTTAGCAACTGATATTTTAGAAGTATTAACTGAAGGAAGTAATGTCCCACAGGCAGGAAACTATTATATTTTTGTATATCGTGCAAAGACACCAGGCATTCGATATGATTTACATCCATTAGTCGCAGTGACTGATGTATTTCAATGGGGATTCAAGGGTCTTAACTTTCATTGGGGTGATATGAGACAATATACCTTTGCTGAAATAGTTGGAGGGTTATATCAAGTAGATGAAATGGAGTTGCGAGATTTAAGAACAATACCGTTTGGTAGAATCATACTAAATAGTTGATACAAGTAGGGTCGATATGGTTTTTAAAAGTATAAAAAGAGGGATAGGTGGTTCAGCAGATTTTCTGACACGTAATGCATTTGATTTTGATGGTCGGGGTAGACCAGGAACTTTAAAGGCAGATCCACAAGCATCAAATAAAAATGAGGGAGGAAATAATACTAATGATAGTAAAAATGATAAAAAAGGAAAAGGAAAAGGTAAGAGAAAATTTTCACATCCAAAAGTATTATCATATCCAGCAGCTATAAGTCCTGATGAAAGAAACGGTACAAGATTACTTATTAAATGTTTTAAATATTTACCTCCTACAATGGATCTAACTTATGATACGGGTGAAAGGTATGCAGATAGAAACGGTACTTTTGAGGGAGTAAAATACGGAAAAGGTGAGGTAATAAAAAATCATATTGAAAATAAAGAAGGGATTTTAATAAAACAGACAGGAGATTTTTCAAATAGAACATTTGCAAGTAATCTTTCACTTGAAAATAAGGGGGCATCTGATAGGATGCCTGGAACACAACATCTTTATTATGTTGAATTACCTATTCCACAGGATGTGAATGATTCAAATAGTGTAACATGGGGAGATAACTCTTTAAATATTTTTCAATTGGCAGGATTATCTGCTGCTTCGGCAATTACGAAAGATCCAAAAAAATCATTCTCTGATATAAGTCGTTTAATTACTGACGGTGCCTTGATGGAAGGTCTTGGAGAAGGTTTAGATGCAAATATACGAGATGCAATTGCTGCTGGAATCGCAGGAAAAGCGATTGATCCACAAGGTCGTAATATAGATGTAAGTGGAGCAATTGCAAGAACGACTGGACAAGTTTTAAATAATAATCTAGAATTATTATTTGATAGTGTAAATTTAAGATCCTTTCCATTTAGTATGACATTTTCACCAAGAAATGCAGTTGAATCAATGACAGTTAAGCATATTATCCGTGCATTCAAGAGTTCAATGGCAGCTAAAAAAGGGACAACTGAAATAGATCAAGGCGGAATATTTTTAAAAGCACCTGATGTTTTTCATCTAAGATATTTACATAATGGAAAAGATCATCCATTTTTAAATAGTTTCAAACACTGTGCTTTAACTTCTATGGCAGTTAATTATACAAACGCAGGTACATTTGCATCATATTCTGATGGTACTCCTGTTAGTATACAAATGAATTTAACATTCAAAGAACTTAATCCAATTTACTTCGAGGATTATGATAAATTAGAACCAAACGACTCACAAGGAGTTGGTTTCTAATGGCAGTATTTAATTTTCCAGACTCTCCTACTCTCAATCAAACATATACAGATAATGGGGTAACGTGGAAATGGAATGGTTCTGTTTGGAAAAAACAAACACAATTAGGTGGCAAAGGTGAAGATGGTGATGAAGGTCAAAAAGGTCAGAAAGGTGACAAAGGAAATAAAGGTCAAAAAGGTTTAGATGGAGCTAATGCTGGAAAGGGTAATAAAGGTGAAAAAGGGAGCAAAGGAGAAATTGGAGTTGGAGTAAAAGGACAAAAAGGTGTAGATGGACAAAATGCCACTGGTACAAAAGGTCAGAAGGGTGATGAAGGTCAAAAAGGAGATGATAATTCAACCAAAGGACAAAAAGGAGATGATAATTCAACCAAAGGACAAAAAGGTGATGGGAGTGGAAGTGGTGTAACTATATCCGATGATCCACCAAGTTCTCCTAACAACGGTGATTTATGGTGGGAAAGTGATACTTTTGATTTACATATTTATTATGAGGATGGTTCATCAAATCAATGGGTTTCAATTACACCAAGTTCATCTAATTCTACTAAGGGTCAAAAAGGTGAAGTAGGAGCAACAGGTTCTGGTGGTTCAACTGGACCTACAGGTCCAACAGGTCCAACAGGTCCAACAGGTCCAGCAGGTGCCGATAATTCTACTAAAGGTCAAAAAGGTGAAGTAGGAGCAACAGGTTCTGGTGGTTCAACTGGACCTACAGGTCCAACAGGTCCAACAGGTCCAACTGGTGGAACAGGTTCACCAGGTCCAACAGGTGGAACAGGTCCAACAGGTGGAACAGGTTCACCAGGTCCAACAGGTTCACCAGGTATAACAGGTTCACCAGGTGCTGCAGGTTCACCAGGTGCTGATGGTAATGATGGTGCAGATGGTGGACAAGGTATTCAAGGTATTCAAGGTATTCAAGGTATTCAAGGTAATCAAGGTGATGCGGGTCCACCAGGACCAACAGGACCAACAGGTCCAACAGGTCCAGCAGGTGCTGATAATTCCACTAAAGGTCAAAAGGGTGAAGCGAACGTAGGAACATCTCAACTTACTGTATTCACAACAAGCAATACTTGGACAAAACCA